TCAGCTCAATCTGTGACGGCGCTGCCGGTGCGGCAATCCGGAACGATACCGACGCCGGATCGCCCTGCTGCCCCCACGCATTTACCGCCCGGACTGTCAGCCTGTAGTTCCCCGGCGCCAGTTGCGTGAAGCGGTATGTGGTTTCCGTCGTCCGGGCCGTGCTGACCAGCCGCTCACTGCCGTCATCCGCGACCACGGTCAGGCGAAGCATAAAGCTCACGCCCTTCACCACCTTCGGCGTGTCCCATTTCGCCTGCGCCAGATACTGACCGTCAGCTGCGCTCACCTCCACCGTCAGGTGCTGCACTGCCGGTGGAATAACGCTGTTCAGGGTGCCTGACTGCGGCTCAAAGCTGGCCCCGTTATCCACGATGGCTTCTTTTTCCGGTACGTGCTGCACCGCCGTGATGGCAAAGGTGCCGTCCGTGTTTTCCCGGATGGAGACACAGCGGAACAGGCGACGACGCAGTGACGGCAGGGAGAGTCCCCATACACCGTATGTCTCCACACCATCAGGCAGGGTGCTGACCTGTATCCGGTCCGGCGCGGGGTGTGCAGTGATGGCCACGCTCACCGGCTTACCGCTGCCGTTAATCAGGTTCACCGTGGCGGCACCTGTCTCCGGCAGGGTCACCTCACGGTCCAGTGTCAGGGTGCGGCTGGCGGCATCAATGGACAGGACACGTCCGCCGGTCATGGTCCCGGCATAGTCGTTATCACAGATTTCAATAATGTCACCGGGTGTGTGACGCAGCCCCTGTGACCCGAGCGTGAAATCCACCGTCTGCGTTTCCAGCAGTCCGGTCTTTATCACCCACAGCCCGGCACGGTGGGCCTGACCGCGACTGGTGCAACCGAACGCATCCATCTTCAGCAGGTTGCGCCCGTAGCGCAGTATGGCTTCCGGGTCTTCCACCAGTTCCGTGGAGGTCTGCCAGCCGTTCTGCGGGTCGGTGTAATTCACCTCCACCGCCGTGTGGCGGTCCTTCAGGGCGCTGAAGCTGTAGCGAAACCCCACGCCGTTATCATCCACCACCACATCGCTGTTGGTGTACGGCCACACCACATCCGACGGGCGGTCCTGAACGAACGTCAGCGTCTGGCCGTTCCATACCGGCATACAGCGCATCGCCGAGCAGAAATCACTGAGAACGTCCCACGCCTTACGCTGTTGTGACAGGTACGCATTAAAGGTCATCCGCGGCTCTGTGCCCCCGAAACCATCCGGGACCGTCTGGTCGCAGTACTGCCCGATGGCATACAGCGCCCACTTGTCCACATCCGCCGCCCCCAGACGTTTTCCCATGCCGTAGCGCGGGTGAGTCAGCATGTCCCACAGACACCAGGCCGGGTTGTTGCTGTATGCCGGTTTCAGACTGCCGTCCCAGATACCACTGTACGTGCGTTTTTCCGGGTCATAGTTTGACGGCACCTGGATGATGCGACCGCGGATATGGTAGTTCACCGTCATCTGCTGGCCGCCGAACTGCTCCGCATCCACCTGCAGCCCCACAATGGCCGTGTTCGGGTAGCACTGTTTCACATCGATGATTTCGGTGTATGACGACCACAGCGTCTTATTCTGCAGCTGGTCCGTGGTGCTGTCCGCCGTCTCCCTGACCATCCGGATGTTAAAGGGCCGGGCGGCAGATTATCCAGAATCACCGACGCCAGGAACTGCGAGGTGGTCTTGCCGTTAATGGTGACATCCTTTTCTGTCACCCAGTTACCGTTACGCTGTAACTGAATCAGCAGGCGGACGGATGCCGGGTTACGGTCACCCTTTGAGGTGGTCTCCACCAGTGACTGCACCCCGAAGGTAACCCGCAGGCGGTCAATGTTCGCGGACGTAATGGTGCGCGTCACCGGTTTTGCCTTCGTCACTTCCACGCCCAGTCCGGTTTCAGCTCCGGAGGACTCAAAGCCTTCCGGTGGTGTCTGCTCCTGCTCCCCGGCACGCCAGACCGCAGTCACACCGTGTATCACGGGATTACCGTCCGTGTCCGTCAGCGGGGTTTTGTTCACCAGAATACTCTGCAGCCCCTTCACCGGACCTTCAATCGGCCCTTCACCAATGGCATCAATCACGCTCATCATCTGCGTGGACTTAAGATTGTCCTTTGCCTCAACCGGCGTGTGCGCCTTGCCGCCACCTTTACCCACTCTGTCCCCCTCTCCTGTCTGATGTCTGAATCTGTTTATGCCCCAAAAACGACAGGCACCCCGGAGGGTGCCTGTGTCATGACGGAATAAAATTTCTGAATTTCTTCACATTTTCTGTACGCCCCCGTGGCAGATATCATTCCCGGGCGTTACAGTTTTTTCGGGCCAATAAAAACAAAACTCCCTGTGGTTAATCTTCATTTTCTGTTCCCGCAGCCTCCATACACTGCGGGATTTTTTTATGCTTTACCCCTGCCGCCCGATAACCACCACCTTCCCGTCACCGCCTTCATCACGGGTACTGATGTCCTGGGAGATTCGCCGTGAGCCAACCAGCATTTCACCGTAAGGCACCGGCATCGGGTTCCCCTGGGCAATCATGTTATCCAGCGACGAAAAGTACGTGTTCTGTTTACCGTTATCCGTTGCCCTGTATTCCGGTGTTTTTGGCTTCGGGGCCAGCATCTGTGCCACACCACCCAGTATCATGCTGGCACCCAGTGAAAACAGCATCGTGGTGGCAGAAAAACCACCGGCTGCCAGGGCTGAACCCCATAACGCCATCGATGCCCCGGCAGTGAAGAAAGAGCCCACGATGGCTGCCGCCCCCAGCACAATCTGCAGTCCACCCTTTCCGGCCCCGGCCAGTCGCGGCACAATGTGGATGACCGTTCCCTCACCCAGCTGTTCGTGAAGACGGGCGTACACCGCCTCCGGTGCCGTGTCCTCACCGCGAATACGTATCTGGTACCAGCCTTCGTTCATCTGACGGCGGAATCCCGGCATCTGCAGCGACAGGGCACGGATGGCTTCCGCTGCCGTGTTCACGTACAGGCTGAGGCGGCGGCCAAATCGTTGCAAATCCCCGTGAAGGCAGATGCGTGCCAGTGGCGGTGACGCCAGACAGAATGCGTTCGTCGTTGCCATTTTTCAGAATACCTCTCCCGTTTACTCAGTTGTTCAGGCAGATGGTGAAGCAGTTCACCGTTGCCGCAGTATATGGCGGCATGATTGGCCACCGATGCGCCAAAGCAGCACAGCAGGATATCGCCCGCCTGTGCAGAGGACAGGGGCACCCGGTAAAAACCAGTCGCCGCCATATTGTCCAGGTAAAGGTTCTGACCGTTGCGCCACCAGTCATCCTCACGCTCAAAATCCGGCAGCGTTATCCCCGCCAGATGGTATGCATCCCGGAACAGGGTGTAACAGTCCGTCACCCCGTGCTCAAAACGACGCCCGGTCAGGTGCGGCACACAGCGGAATTTATGAATTTCCCCCCGGCAGACCAGCCACCAGGGCAGGGCACTCTTTATCTGCAGCCGCCGGTCGGCCTCGCTCAGCCAGGGCAGACCACCAGGGTGGCTGTGAACCAGCGCCACAATCTCCCCCTGCATCTCTGCCTGCAGCCAGTCTTCCGGCGCAATACGAAAATACGCCTCCGGCTCTGCGGAGATATTCACGCAGGGCTGGTACCGTTCGCCCTCCGGGGTGCCTATCACGAAGCCGCACGACTCCGCAGGCGCACACCGCCGGGCATGCACCAGAATCGCTGATTCAGTCTGTGTCATAAAACAGGATTTACTGCGAAAGTTTATTGATGGAAAGGAAACCGCCAAAATTAGCCACCATGCCGCGCATCTCACACCCGCGCATGCACTTGCTGCATCTGTCCTTACGGATATCCGTGGTGGGGTTGTCGAACTCATCCGCCACCGCAGGACCGTTATACCCGCATTCATCTCCCCGGTAATCCCACATACAGGTATTCGCCAGCATAATGCGACCGGGAAACAGCGCTCCGTCCGTCTCCGTCGGTGTTGCCAGCACAAACGAGGCCGTCATGGCCGTCAGCTCTGACATCTGCTCCACCACCCAGCGGTCGCTCAGCTCCTGCTCCGGGTCCGCTTCCGGATTGCCCGCCACAAAATTCACCGCATCCAGAAAACGCGCATACACCCGGCGGCGGACCACCGTGGCCCCACCAGGCTCTGCAGGTCCTCCGCCATTCCGGTGACCAGACCGAACAGATTCGACACCGTCAGCGACGGGCGGGCACTGCTGCCCTTCCCGTTCATCTCAAAACCGCTGCCGTCAATCGGGTATGCCTGATATTCCCGCCCCTGCCAGGTAACCGCCTCCCCTTTTTCATTCAGCTCATTGCAGAAAAAATACCGCTCACCACCCTGCACCGTCAGGTCGATTTCCCAGAGTACCACCCGCGGTGACTGCTCTGATTTAACCGACTCGTTCAGACTTTCTTCGTGAATATCCTGCATCAGTTCACCACCTGCTTAAACTCCGCGCTGAACTCAACGCGCAACATCCCGACCCGCGCAGACCACCCGGCACAGGTCACCTTTATCTGCCGGTATGCATAGGGTGGCTTCCACAAAAATGCCTTCCAGCCTCCGTGCTCTGCCAGGAACGCTTCCAGATGCCGGGCCTCCTCCCGGGTCACGGAAAGCGTCACACGGTATGTTTTCAGGTCAGCATTCAGCCCTGCCGCCATACGCTGTGAGTACCCATCACCAAAACGCACTTCACGCACCGATGGCTGCGAGTTCACCTCCATATCCGGCTTCACTTTCCAGCGAAAGGTTTTCATCGTCCGCTCCCTGATAACATACCGCCATCACGCAACTGCAGCCGGAGTTCATCCTGCGCCCCTTGCGGGCCATGTCATACACCGCCTTCATCAGCTGCGGCCCCGCCTGTCCGTTGGTGCCGTCGTTCTGAATCACCACGTGATTGTTCTGATTAAAATTAATACCTTCCGCCCGCCGCATCTGCGCCGGACTTCCGGCACCACCCACATAACCACCTTCCGCATAGCCGCGCATCAGACGGTAAAGATTCCCCGCACCTATCCGGCTGGTTGCCTCCTTCGTGAAGACAAACTCCCCGCGATGAACAATTCCCGCAGGTTCATATTTACCCCCCGTCCCCGTAAATCCCCCGGTCGCGAAATGGAAGTTCGCCGCCGCAGCCTGAATGGCCGTCCCCGTGGAGGCAGACGCACCACCACCGAAAGCACCGCCAATGGCGCTGCCGATACGCCCGACAATGCCCACCATGGCCTGTTTAAGCAGGATTTCTGTCATCATGGACAGCACCGAACGGGTGAATCCCCGCCAGTCTGCCTCTGCACCGGTCAGCATCGCCGCCATATTCTGTGCAATACCGTCAAAGGTCTGCGTGGCCGCGCTTTTAACCTGCGAAAAACTGTCCGTCGCACTTTCTGCCCACTCGCCCCAGCCGGACTTCAGACCGGCCATCCAGCTTCCACGAAGCTGCTCCTCCGCAGACCAGGTGTTCTTCAGTGCAGATGTGGCCTTCGCCAGCGCATCCGGATTATCACCGTACACGTCACGAAGGCGCTGCTCTTCCGACTCCCGCTGCACCTGACGGTCGGTGAGGCCCCGCGCCTGGGCACTGATTGCCGCCTGCTTCGCGCCCTGCTGCTGCTCAAACCGCGCAGCCTGCTGTGCCAGCTCATTCAGGCGTTTCTGGTATTCAACCTTGTCGCCCAGCTCAGCCAGCTGGCGTTTGTACTCCAGCGTCTCGTCTTTATGCGCCAGCAGGGATTTTTCCTGCTCAGATAACTGTCGTTTCGTGGCAGCCTCTTTCAGGACCGCATACTGACTTTCCGCCTTCCATAAATCGCGACGCTGCTGGCTGATTTTCCCATTCGCACCGCTGTGTTTTTCCAGCGTCCGGAGCTCGGTTTCAAGCGCCAGCAGGGCAGCATGCGCCTGGTCTTCCTGACGCTCACCGGCTGACACTTTGACTCCTGACGACTTCGGCTTTTTCAGCGTCGATTCATAATCCTTTTTCGCCGCCGCCATCAGCGTGTTGTAATCCGCCTGCAGGATTTTCCCGTCTTTCAGGGCCTTATTCAGTTCTTCCTGACGGGCGGTATATTTCTCCAGCGGCGTCAGCAGACGCTCATACGCCTTCTGCGCCTCTCCGGTATACTTCAGCTGTGATGCGTCCCGTTCGGCCCGGTCCCTGGCGGCCAGTTCACCGGCTTTTTCCATATCCGACTGCAGCGTGGCCGCTGCCAGCCCCAGACGGGCATTTTCCCGGTCATTCCATGCGCCCTGAAGGTTGGCCCGGAAAGAGGAGGTTTTACCGCGGCGCTGGCTCCGACTCTGGTACCACTGCCATTTTTTATCCGCCTCATCAAATGCCTTCTGCGCACTGGCGAGCATATCCGCTGAGGATTCCGGACGACCGATATCCAGAATGGCATCCCACATCGATTTGAATGCCTTCCCTGTTTTATCCGCCCAGGTCTCCAGTGTTCCCATGTTTTCTTTCAGGCGACGGGTCTGCTCATCAAAGCCTTTCGTGGCGATATCGTTCGCCGCCTGCAATGCCCCGGCCTCGTCTCCGGAACGCTGCAGCTGTGCAACATACGCAATCTGCTCTGCCGTCACGTTACGGAACTGGCGCGCCATCGCCATCAGTCCCGACGTCGGGTCAGTGGTCAGCTTCCCGAAGGCTTCAGCGACTTTATCCACCTCCACACCGGATGCAGACGCAAAACGCGCGACACTCTGGTTGATGGCATCAAACTGTTCACCACCACGCACACCGGCATTCACCAGGGCTGCCAGTGACTCTCTCGCCTGGTTAAACGTCAGCCCTGCTGCCTGCCCGGCTCTTGAGAGAGTCAGCATACGATCGGCAGTCAGTCCGGACTGATTACCGGAAAGAACCAGGGTTTTATTAAACGCTGAAAGCGTGGAATCCCCCTGGTACCAGGCGTACGCCAGCGCACCTGTCGCCACCGCCAGCGAGGTGACCCCGACCATCGGCAGGGTGATCGCACCGGCAAGCCCCCTGAACATGGGGATCATCCCGCCGAAGGAGTCCTTCACCTGACCGCCCTGTTGCAGCAGGATCAGCCAGGGATTCTGACCACCGGCAAGCTGCGTGGCGATATCCGTAAACTGTGCGGGCAGGGTTCGCATGGCCGCTTTATACTGCCCGACGGAAATCCCGGCTTTTTGTGCAGCCAGCGCCTGGCGGCTCAGGCCCTGTTCAACAGCACTGGCGGTTTTTCTGGCGTCGGTATCCAGACCTGAAAAATGACGCCTTACCCGGCTCATCTGCTCATCGAAACGGACCGCATCCAGACTAAGGTCAATAACAAGATCACCAACCGGCTGGGACATATCTCACACCTCCGGAAATCCCCGCTGAAGCCATCATTAATGCGGCATCATCCACCATGACATCCGCCACATCCGCAGACGATAAAATATCGCGCCCTCCGTCCCCACCGAACCGGACGCCTCCGGCAAGTCCTGCCGCTTTCTGCATCAGCATTTTGTCCTCATCCGGCCTCTCCACCTGCTCTTCCTCATGCCGGGGGACAAGCAGACTGAAATCAGAGGGATGCATATCCGGATCGCAAAAAAACAGGCTGAGTACAGCGTACGTCAGCCCGGAAAAATGCATATCCAGCTGGGTATCCTGAAAATAATGCGTGCGGTAAAAACGGTGCCAGTCGGCATATTCGGTGGATGTCATCCCGGCAAGCATGGCGCGCCAGTCGGGTCTCCCCATCTCACGCGCCAGTCTGAGGGCAAAGTTCAGCTCGCCGTCGAAGACTTTCCCGCAGAAAAATCATCATCAGTCAGCGTGTTATTTTTCGCCACTTCAGTAATATCAGTATCCGGACGAACAGCTTCGATCATCCCGGACAGGCACAACACCACGTCTTCCGCCCGGGCAATGGCATCGGCAGGCCAGGTGGTGAGCACTTCCTGCTCTATCTTCATCACGGCCTCATTCATTGACGGTGACTCCGTTTTCTGTGGATGGTTATGCCACAGGGACATCGCCACCAGAAACGCGCCGGTTCTGACAAGGTCTTCCACGCTCACCTGCAGGTTACCGCTGGCTTCAGCCTGTTCTGCCCGTCGTTTCAGCAGGGCAAGATGCTCGATACGCTGCAGCGCAGACAGCTCGGAAAGCGTGACGGACACACCGTTATATTCAAATTGTTCGGTTTTCAGAAACATGTATTACCTCCGTTTACCCTGCAGCGCCCGCTTCAGTAACGGTGACTTCAGCCACTGCGGCGAACTGACCATTTCCGCTCACCACAGGGATCTGCACCTTACCTGTCGCCACGCCGTTTACCGTAATTGTCATATCTTTCACACTAATGGTGGCTTTCGACGGATCGGCGGAAACCGCTCTGAACGTCTTGTCTGTTGCACTTTCCGG